TTCAGAGATTGAATCAAGCGCCACAGACTCAAACTCGTTGGCTTCAGCACTGCTCGTGAGCCATTTATAGGCCTCTTGCAGCTCGCCAATTGACGTTATTTCCACGAAGGGCAGGTTGGTATCAGCGATACTCAGCAACCCGCCCTCAGCGCTCAGAATGACCGGCGCAGGCAGCGTCGGGATGAGGCTGGTCTTGCCCGCCCCAGCTTGACCATAGACCAAGAGCTTGACCGCTTGCGCGGTCGCCTCTTTGGTGCGTTTAAGTTGGATTGCCATCACAGCCCCCCGCTTAAAGCCAGAAACAGGCAGATCGCAGCCATTGCGCCAACCGCAATCGAGGCCAGCGCCGTTACCCAAAGGGAATCTTCGCGTGGTTCAAACTTATTCATCGCCGTCTTCCTCCTCGGTTTCGTCCGACCAGCTCACGGTCACGAACTCGTCTTCGCTGTATGAGCGAAGCTCGACCTTGTTGACTTCCTCATAGAACTCACGATGCACATGACCGAGGATGATCTGCTCAACCTCTCGCTTGGTAAAAATGATCTTCATCACTATCCTTGGTTGTTGGCTGCACCGTCGGGCCATCCGTTCGTGCAGTGGTTGCCACTTTACCCCTTTCCAGTTAAAGTGTCAACACAAAGTTTCAACCAAGGTGGAAAAAGTGACGACCAAGGAAGCAATCGAGCATTTCGGGGGGCTCAAGAAGCTCGCCGATGCGCTTGGGGTCTGGCCCCAGGTGATCTATAGATGGGGAGACAGGCCACCCATGGGCAGGCAGTACGAGATTGAAGTCAAGACCGAGGGCAAGTTACGTGCAGACCATGAACAAGATTGACGCCGCCCTGACCTACGTCTCCTGGGGCTGGTTCGTCCTACCGGTAGTGCCCAACGGTAAGGTGCCGGCCACCGCTCACGGGGTCAACGACGCAACCACAGACCCAGAGCAGATCAAGCGCTGGTGGACCCAAAACCCGAACCTGAACATCGGCATTGCCTGCGGTAGCGCCAGTGGGATCGTGGTGTTTGATATTGACCCACGCAACGGTGGTGATGCCAGTTGGCAGCAATGGATCTCGGATCACGGTCAGATCCGTGACGGCGTGATGGCGCTCACCGCGGGCGGAGGCCAGCATTACGTTGCCAAGCATCTTGATGGCATCCGATCCTGCAAGCTGGCCGATGGCATTGACCTTTTGTCAGACGGGCGCTACTTCATCGTGTACCCATCAACAATCGAGGAGCGCGGCTACGAGTGGGAGGCTTCCAGCGATCCGTTCGATGGTGTAGCACCTAGTGCGATACCTGAAGTGTGGATGCCGCATCTAGGCCGGCGCAAAGCCACGCCAACGACCAGCGGGGAGCTGATCCAAGGCAACCGTAACGATGGTCTGACGAGCTTAGCCGGTGCGATGCGTTCGTTTGGCATGACCGAAGCCGAGATTCTGGCCGCGATCAGCGTCGCCAACGAAACCCGGTGCGAGATCCCCTTGCCGAGCAGCGAGATCAAGCAGATCGCAAGATCCGTCACGCGGTACGAGCCAGACACGGATGTTGCAGCCAGCAGCGCAATCGGCTCAGAGGCCGCAGAACGGCTTTTAGAGGGCGAGCCAACCCGAGACTATTTCCTTACCCGCGCAACGAGCTTCCTGGGCCAACCAAGCCCCGTGCCGTGGATTGTGAAGGGGTGGCTGCCGGCATACGCCACGGCAATGATGTATGGCGAGTCTGGAGTGGGTAAGACATTCGTTGCGTTGGACATGGCTTGTTGCATTGCCAGCGGTATTCCGTGGGGCGGTATCAGAACCAAACCCGGCATCGTTGTCTACCTGGCAGGTGAAGGTAACTACGGGATGCGCCAGCGTATCGCGAGCTGGTGCCGGCGTAACAACGTAACCAGTCTCGACAACCTGCTGATCAGCAACAAAGCAATTGATCTGGACGGCCCAGGCGCAGCGACAGAAGTGATCGCCGCGGTGCGTGCGTTAACGTCCGAGCCAGTCGCGCTCGTGAACATCGATACGCTCAACAACCATATGAGCGGCGACGAGAACAGCGCCAAAGACACCCGAGCGATGATCAATGCCTGCAATATCGTCTCAATGGCCCTCAGTGCGACGACAATGTTGATCCACCACTTAGGCCACAACTCGGAGTCAAAACAGCGTGCGCGGGGTTCTAGCGCGTGGCGAGGGGCATTGGACGCGAGTATCTTGGTTCACGGCAAGACCCACGAGATTATTGTGAGTTGTACTAAGCAGAAAGACGCGCCGGAACCGAAGGATTTGCATGGGTGCTTAAGCCCAGTGGATCTAGGTTGGCAGGATGAGGATGGGTTGCCGCTGCCTGGGGCGGTGTTTGAGATGTTTCAAGAGGGCGATCTTCGGATGCCACAACCAAAGGAAGACAAGCTGGCCGAGCACAAGGCCAACTTGGAGCGGGCTTGGTTCGTCGGTGGGGCGGAAGTGATGGATGAGATGCCTTACGTCAGCCGAGAGGCGTTCAAGACGTTTTTGCTGGAGCAGGGTGTCAAAACCAATTCGGTAGACCAGCACTTGAAGGCTTCAGCCAGGCCGGGAATGATCATCAGGGATCTGACGGATGCTGAAATTATAGGCAAGCATGACAAGGGGTGGCTGGTTAAAAATACAGTGCTATCCAAAAGGCTTATGGAAAAACTAGGCTAAGGGAAAGGGATTTAGTTCTAAAAATTAGTCCGTAACAACCGTAACAAGCCGTAACATGCCGTAACATTGTTACGGCGGCAAAGGCGAGTTTACCGTAACGTAACGTAACACACTCTTTAGAGTGTTACGGTGTTACGGTACGATGCGGAGTGATACGGTACGGTAAGGTTTCACTTTTAGGGGAAAGTGGGGGAAATGACGGATCCAGCAGAGAAAATTGAGAAATGGGCGATTGAAAAATTGATTCCCTACGCGAGGAACGCCAGGACGCACTCGGATGAGCAGGTAGGGCAGATCGCTGCCAGCATCAAAGAGTGGGGGTGGACTACCCCAGTGTTGGTAGATGAAGATGGGGGGATCATCGCCGGTCACGGCAGGACGATGGCAGCGAAGCGTCTGGGGATGCGTGAAGTGCCGGTCATGGTGGCCCGAGGATGGAGCGACGCGAAGAAGCGGGCTTACGTCCTGGCCGATAACAAATTGGCCCTAAACGCCGGATGGGACAACGAGATGCTGGCCCTTGAGTTTAAGGAGCTGGGCGAGGCAGGGTTTGACTTAGATTTGACTGGTTTTTCCCTTGATGAGATCAATGCGCTCACGCCGTTGGAGGTGGAACCTGGGTTGACGGATGAGGATGCCGTTCCAGAGGCTCCAGATGAGCCTACAACGCGATTGGGCGACATTTGGATACTAGGGCAGCATCGACTGATGTGCGGCGATTCTACGTCGATTGACGCGGTTGATACGCTGATGGATGGGCGGAAGGCTGATTTTGTTTATATGGACCCACCATATGGCATGAATCTGGATACAAACTACGCTCAAACGGAAAAAGTAAAAGGAAAAATCTACTCCCAAGTGATTGGTGACGATCAGGATTTTGATCCTTCATTTTTTTTTGAATACTTCAAAAATGCAAGGGAACACTTTTGGTGGGGGGCAGATTATTATTGCCAAACCTTGCCTAAAGGCGGTTCTTGGGTGGTTTGGGATAAGAAAAAAGAAGATTTAGACGAAAGCATTGGAACTGGTTACGAACTTTGCTGGTCAATGATCCCGCATAAACGTATGGTCGCTCGTTTTTTATGGTCCGGGTTTACTGCTAAGGAAAAATCGGAGAATCGAGTTCATCCAACTCAAAAACCGATAGCGTTGCATAAATGGTTCTTTGATAAATGGGGAAAGCCAGACGATGTTGTGGTTGACCTGTTTGGCGGCTCCGGCTCTACGCTGATAGCCTGTGAGAAAACAGCACGGCAATGCAGGATGATGGAACTTGACCCAAAATATTGTGACGTCATAATTAAGAGATGGCAGGACTACACAGGAAAGCAAGCAGTGTGCCAGGAAAACTCCAAAACATTCAATGAGTTATCGGCAAATGGAAGTTGAAAGTCAGAAACAACAAAATCGACACGGTGGTGCGAGGCCGAATTCGGGCCGCCCCCGCTTCGAACCAACGGACGAAGAACGCAAGCAAGTTGAGGCAATGGCTGGTTATGGCGTTGCTGAGGCGCACATCGCATCGTTGATTCGCGGCGGGATTGGCGTCTCGACTTTGCGCGAGCGGTTTAAGGAAAATCTTGAGCAAGGCCGCGCTAAAGCTCACGCCGGGATCGGCAAGACGCTCTACCAAAAGGCAATGTCCGGCGACGTCGCCTCGCTCATCTGGTGGACGAAGACGCAAATGCGCTGGACCGAAGCACCGCGCCAGATCGAGTTGAGCGCCAACATCAGCATCACCGACGCGCTCGCGCAGGCTCAGGCTCGCATCATCGAGGCCGAGATCGTCGAGCAGGACACGCCGCTGCTCGGCGTAACAGACGCTGTTACGGTTGATGTTACGCCGGTTACGGTAAGTGAGAAGGTATGTATTGACGCCAAGCAACCCGCGAACCCGCATGAATCCTAGGCCGATGGCGGACGCATCCTCCGCCGTAAACATATCGATGGCCGTAACAGACCCTGTTACGCTTGGCACGAACGCCGTTACGGTCGGCCGCCGCGACGAAAACGCAATGAAATCAACGACTTAGGGCCAAACCGCCACCCCGCCAAGGGCCAGCCAGCCGCTTCCGCCACGCGCCGAGGGGGCGGGGGAGGGCCGGGGGCGACCGGTCACGGTGACGGTGACCCCGCACAAAATTTTTTTTTATGCAAAAAACTCGATACAGCGCCGAAGACGAACAGATCCTAATGACCAAACTTTGGTCGCCGACGATTGCCGACAACCCGGAAGCCTTCGTGCTGTTTGCCTTTCCGTGGGGCCAAGAAAACACGCCGCTTGCCAAGTTCAACGGGCCGAGGAAGTGGCAGCGTGAGATCTTGCGAGACATCGCCGCGCACATTAGGGCGAACAAAGGTAAGGCCGACATGGAGACCCTGCGCGAGGCGGTCTCAAGCGGTCGAGGGATCGGCAAGTCTGCGTTGGTGAGTTGGCTAATTCTGTGGATGCTGACCACGAGGATTGGCTCAACGGTGATCGTAAGCGCCAACAGCGAGAGCCAGCTGCGCTCGGTGACCTGGGGCGAGCTAACCAAGTGGCAGGCGATGATCATCAACAGCTACTGGTGGGAGATCAGCGCGACCAAGATCGTGCCGGCGCAGTGGTTGACCGAACTGGTTGAGCGGGATTTGAAGAAGGGTACGCGCTACTGGGCGGCGGAGGGCAAACTCTGGTCGGAGGAAAACCCGGATGCGTACGCCGGGGTGCACAACCATGACGGAATGATGCTGATCTTTGACGAGGCCAGCGGGATACCGGATCCGATCTGGGCGGTGGGTGCTGGGTTTTTTACCGAGAATATCTTGGATCGGTATTGGTTTGCGTTTAGCAACCCTCGGCGCAACCAGGGGTATTTCTTTGAGACTTTCCACGGCAAGCGCGACTTCTGGAAGGGCAGGCAAATAGACGCGAGGCAGGTGGAAGGGACGGACAAGAATACTTACGAGCAGATTATTGCCGAGTATGGCGAGGATTCACCGCAGGCGAGGGTTGAGGTTTATGGCGAGTTTCCGGCCAGTGGTGATGATCAGTTTATTGGCCCGAGGATAGTGGATGAGGCAATGGATCGGGCCAAATACAAGGATGAGACTGCGCCGATTGTGATTGGCGTGGATCCGGCGAGGGGCGGCTTGGATGCGACGGTTATTGTGGTGCGCCAAGGCCGGGATTTGATTGCGATTAAGCGTTTCCGTGGTGATGACACGATGACCACGGTGGGCAATGTGATTGACGCGATTGAGGAATACAAGCCGACTTTGACGGTAATTGATGAGGGCGGTTTGGGTTATGGCGTGCTTGACAGATTGACCGAGCAACGGTATAAGGTGCGTGGGGTTAACTTTGGCTGGAAAGCCAAAAACCCTGTGATGTGGGGTAATAAGCGGGCAGAAATGTGGGGCGCGATGCGTGATTGGTTACGATCTGCCAGCATTCCAAAGGATCGGCAATTGAAGGCTGATTTGATTGGCCCTATGAAAAAGCCAAACTCCGCGGGTACGATCTTTCTGGAAGGTAAGAAAGAAATGAAGGCCAGGGGTTTGGCAAGCCCGGATGCGGCTGATGCGTTGGCCGTGACGTTTGCCTACCCGGTGGCGCATCGGGAATACAAGGAGCCACCTAGGACCATAAGGTCTAGTGGGGCTACAATGTCTGGGTCTTGGATGGGATCATAAACAATGCTTAAAAAGTCTGCCTTGCCAAAAGCGTTCAAAGAGAACGTAAAGACTGAAGTCAAGGCCGGTAAGCCGGTGAAACAGGCCGTAGCGATTGCGTACTCGGTTAAGCGCGAAGCGGCGAAGAAGAAATGAAGCAGGGCCTTTACGCCAATATTCACGCGAAGCAGGAGCGCATTAAGGCCGGCAGCGGCGAAAAGATGCGCAAACCTGGTTCTGCTGGTGCGCCAACGGCCAAAGACTTCAAAGAGTCGGCAAAGACGGCGAAGAAGAAGTGAAGAAGGGCGTTTCCTTATCCGTCGGTCGCGGCGAGAAGTTGCCAGTTAGCAAGGGCGCTGGCCTGACGGAGAAGGGTCGAGAGAAGTATAATCGTGAGACTGGCAGCAATTTGAAAGCGCCGGCTCCAAACCCCAAGACAGAGGCCGACAAGGGCCGCAAGTCCAGCTTTTGCGCTAGGATGGAAGGGGTTGTGGCCCATGCCAAGGGCGATGCGGAGCGGGCCAAGGCGTCACTTAAACGCTGGAAGTGTTGATGGCATCTGATTACACTGGTATTAACGCCGTTGGTAACGTCGCATTGGGTGGTAAGCCACTCAAAAGCGACTCGGATGTGCTGTCAACGGCACGAGATCGCCTCTCAATGGCAATTTCGGCGTATTCGGAGTCACGCGAAGACGAGCTGGACGACCTTCGTTTTTATGCCGGTAGCCCGGATAACCAGTGGCAATGGCCGGCGGATGTGCTGGCAACTCGTGGTGCGGTGCAAGGGCAGACGATTAACGCTAGGCCCTGCTTGACGATTAACAAACTGCCGCAGCACGTTCACCAAATTACGAATGATCAGCGCCAGAACCGGCCTAGTGTCAAGGTCATTCCGGTTAATGATGATGCGGATGTAGAGGTTGCCGAGATTTTTAACGGCATGATCCGGCATATTGAGTACATCTCGGATGCCGATGTGGCCTACGACACGGCCTGCGAGAACCAAGTAGCCTACGGCGAGGGGTATATTCGCCTTTTGACGCAATATTGCGACGAAAACTCGTTTGATCAGGACATTAAGATCGCTCGGGTACGCAATAGTTTCTCGGTCTACATGGATCCGTTGATCCAAGACCCGTGCGGCAGTGACGCAAAGTGGTGTTTTATCACCGAAGACCTGTCAAAAGACGAATATCACCGCCTTTTCCCTGATGCGTCGCCGGTTTCTACGCTAGAAACGCTGGGTGTTGGCGATCAGAACCTAAGCCAGTGGCTAAATACGGACACAATTCGTATTGCTGAGTATTTCTATATTGAATACGAGAAGCATACGTTGAATTTGTACCCTGGCAACGTGACTGCCTTTGAAGGCACGCCGGAAGACAAGGAATTGCGCCAGGTTTACGGCAAACCGAAGAAATCTCGCCAAGCAGATCGTAAAAAGATCAAGTGGTGCAAGATTAACGGCTACGAAATCCTTGAAGAACAGGAATGGGCGGGTAGTTGTATCCCGGTTGTGCGGGTAATTGGCAACGAATACGAGGTTGAGGGCCGCATTTACATCAGCGGCTTGGTGCGTAACGCCAAAGATGCACAACGGATGTACAACTACTGGACGAGTCAAGAAGCCGAAATGCTGGCGCTGGCTCCGAAGGCTCCGTTCATTGGTTATGGCGGTCAGTTTGAAGGTTATGAAACCCAGTGGAAGACCGCAAACACGCAGAATTGGCCTTATTTGGAGGTCAATCCTGACGTGACGGACGGTCAGGGCGCGGTTTTACCGCTGCCGCAACGTGCGCTGCCTCCAATGGCCCAAACTGGTCTGATACAGGCCAAAATGGGTGCTTCGGAGGACATTAAGAGCGCCACGGGGCAATACAACGCAAGTCTTGGTCAAACGTCCAACGAGCGCTCCGGCAGGGCTATTTTGGCTCGTCAGCGTGAGGGCGACGTTGGTACTTACCACTACCAAGACAATTTGGCTCGGGCGGTGCGCTACGTTGGCCGCCAGCTCGTCGATATGATCCCCAAGATTTACGATACGCGGCGTATTGCCCGAATCATTGGGCTGGATGGCGAGACAAAGATGGTCAAGATTGACCCTATGCAGCCAGAGGCCGTGCGTAAGATCCAGAACCAAGAAGGGATTGTGATCGACAAGATTTACAACCCAAGTGTCGGTAAATACGACGTAGTGGTTGCCACTGGTCCAGGTTACGCGACCAAACGTCAAGAAGCGCTGGAAGCGATGGCACAGTTGCTGCAAGGTAACCCGCAGTTGTGGGCGGTGGCTGGCGATCTGTTCGTTAAGAACATGGATTGGCCTGGTGCTGCTGAAATGGCAAAACGCTTTGCCAAAACCATTGATCCCAAGCTAATGCAAGAGGCTGACGACAATCCGGCCTTGCAAGCCGCGCAACAGCAGATGCAGGCGATGGCGGCAGAGTTGGATCAGTTGCACAATATGCTGCAAAATGTCGGCAAATCCATGGAAGCGCAGGACATGGAGCGCAAGGACTTTGAGGCGCAAATTAAGGCGTATCAAGCCGAGACGCAGCGTATTAGTGCCGTGCAGGCGGGTATGTCAGAGGATCAGATCCAAGATATTGTCATGGGCACTCTACATGGCATGATCACCAGCGGCGATTTGGTCGCCGAAATGCCGGGGCGTGAGCCTATGGAAATGATGCCGGAGTATCAGCAATGAAGTGCGCGGATTTTGTCGGGCTTTTGTTCTTGGCGCGAGATGTAGCGCATAGTGTTCATTTGAATACCCGCAGCTACAGCAAGCACAAAGCGCTTGGGCACTTTTACGAATTGATTGTTGAGGCGGCAGATGACTTTGCCGAAGCCTATCAGGGCCGGCACGGTCTGATCGGGCCGATTACGTTGATGTCGGCCAAGAAGACGACTAACATCATTGAGTTTCTTGAGAATCAGCTTAAAGAGATTGAAGAGTCTCGATACGATATTGTTGACAAGACCGACATGGCTTTGCAGCAGTTGATTGATAATATTATTGAAATCTACCTTCGCGCCTTGTATAGGCTAAGGTTTTTGGCATGAGTACCACGTTTTTCTCGCAGACGTACTTTGGCAAGACCGAAGCCTTTGAGCTTCAGGTTGCCAGAGGGCAGGTTGTTGGTCACGAGACGGTCAACATCCAAGGCTACAACTCGTCGATGCCAACGTCATTTCGAGCGCCTTGGGAGCTGGCTGATTCGGTAGCGTATGTTTTCCCGTCTGCTGCGGTCGCAATGACCTTTTCGAGCGGGTCTGCTGAAACCGTGGCCATGACGGTTTTTGGTTTAGATGCAAATTACCTGCTAAAAACGGCCACAGTCACGTTTACGGCGTCCACAACCGGAGTGGTGACCAGCGGCACTAGCACGTTTTTCCGCATCAATCGGATGGTGATTACGTCTGGAACAAGCGTTGGGAACATTACGGCAGCCAACGGCGGCACGACTTACGCTAGAATCAATGCCGGGGCTGGGACCAGTCAGGCGGCTATTTACACGGTTCCGGCTGGCAATACGTTTTATTTGCAACGTGCATACGCTTTGTCGCACAATAATGGCAGCCAAAACTGTACTTACCGCGTATATTCGCAGACAGTTGTCAACGGCGTTACGACTCCAACGATTGTTCTGACCGCTCCTTTTGTCGGGTCTTATAACTCTCTGCGCTTGGTTCCCTGCGCGTATGTTGAGAAGACCGATATTCAATGGCAGTTAAATCAATCAACGGCAGCGCCCGGATCGGTGCAGGTTGAAGGAACTTTGATTAGGAATCCCGAGTAATGGCTAACACCAAAATCTCTAATCTGCCAGCGGCTAGTACTCCGCTAACGGGAACAGAGCTTGTTCCGATTGTCCAGGGCGGTGTAACCGTCAATGTCACAACTAAAGACCTTAACGGTGGTGGATCGGGCGGTGGTGCTGTTACGCAGGTTTCTACCGGCACGGGGCTTACGGGTGGTCCGATTACTACGTTTGGCACGATTGCACTTGCCAATACAGCGGTAACCCCTGGAACTTATACCAACCCAAGCGTTACGGTTAACGCTCAAGGACAAGTTACGGCAGCATCCTCTGGCTCAACGCCAGTCACGAGCGTATCCGGCACGGCTAACGAGATTGCCTCAACGGGCGGAACGACTCCTGTTTTGTCGCTGCCAAGCACCCTTACCTTTACCGGAAAAACGGTTACCGGCGGCATTTACACCGGAGGCACGGTAGAGAATACGCCGATTGGCGGTACGACTCCTGCTGCCGGCACGTTCACCACGATGAACGCCACGAGCGGCAACATTACGTCCGCTCCGACAACGACCAATAGCATTGTAAATAAGGCGTACGCAGATGCGGTTGCCACTGGATTGACGTTTCATGCAAACTGTAATCTAGCGACCACCACCGCGCTGCCGACTTGTACTTACAACAACGGTACGTCTGGTGTTGGTGCGACGCTCACCGCTACGGCTAACGGTCTGCTGACGGTTGACTCTGTTAGCGTGGTTGCAGGCTATCGAATTCTGGTTAAGAACCAGGCTTCGCCGGTGCAAAACGGCATCTATACGGTCACGCAGGTCGGCAGTGGTTCGCTGCCGTTTATTTTGACCCGTGCGACGGACTACGACACGCCGGGGACGACGTACCTTAATGTTGATGCTGGCGACTTCACGCTGATTCTGGCTGGCACCACGAACGCGGGAACCTCTTGGGTTCAGACGGTACTGCCTCCGATTACGATTGGCAGCACCGGCCTTAACTTTGTTCAGTTTGGTTCTGGTACGGTTCTCTACTCGGCAAGCACTGGTCTTTCGCTATCGGGTACCAACCAGTTCAGCATCACCAACACTGGAGTCTCCTCGGCCACTTATGGTTCGGCTTCTGCCGTGCCTCAGATCGGCGTAAACGCGCAAGGCCAGATCACCAGCGCGTCTAATACGAATATTGCGATTAGCGGCAGCCAAGTCACTTCCGGGGCTGTTGCGATTGCTCAAGGTGGTACCGGACAAACCGCGCAGGCGGCTGGATTTAATGCTTTGTCTCCAATCACGGCTGTTGGCGATCTGATTGTCGGCACTGGAACGAATGCAGCCGGCAAACTGGCTATTGGTTCGACCAACCAAGTTCTAACGGTTCAGGGCGGCACGGCAACTTGGGCAACCCCAAGCAGTGCGACCACCCCTGGCGGCAACAACACGCAGTTTCAGTATAACAAAGGCGGCATTTTGGGCGGTCTACCCAATCTGACCACTGACGGAACCAATACGCAGCTCAATAACTCGTCTGCGCTGCGGTTCTCAAATGCAACGACAAATTACGTTGCATTTAAGGCACCGGCTTCAATGTCGGCCAACACGACTTGGACGCTGCCCGGCACAGACGGAACGTCTGGTCAGACCATGGTGACCAACGGCTCTGGTACATTGACTTGGGCCACCCCAACGCTTACGCCTGTTGCACCTACAAACTATGCGTTGCCGGAGGTCTCTGGCACCGCAACCGTTGGTCAAACCTTGAGTTGCACGACCGGCGGCTGGAACGGCTACCCAGCACCGACTTACGCATATCAGTGGGTTCGAGGCGCAGCAACCAACATCAGCGGCGCTACATCGTCGACTTATACGCTAGTCGATGCGGACTACAACAACACGGTGAAATGTACCGTCACTGCGACCAACTCGGCGGGTAGCGCTAACGCAACTTCGGCTGCAACCTCTACAATTGCAGGCACGGTTCCCGGCGCTCCTACGATCGGCACGGCCACGCCTGGAAATGCCCAAGTTTCTGTTGCGTTTACCCCTCCAACGACAACTGGAGGTCCGTTACTTGCAACCTTAACTTACACCGCAACATCTAACAATGGAATTACTGGAACCGGATCTTCTTCGCCTATCACCGTGTCTGGCTTGACAAATGGCACGCCATACACGTTCACAGTAACCGCCACTAACAGTATCGGCACAGGCACAGCTAGCGCGGCTAGTTCTCCTGCTGTGACCCCATCGGCTGTTGTGCAAGATCCGTCATTTACCTACGTCCCATTGTTACTAGAAACAACCAGCACCAACGGGCAGAACAACCAAGGCACAACGTCTACTAACGGGTTTCTTGACAGCAGCAGCAATACTTTTTCCCTCACTCGAAGCGGATCTCCAACGCAGGGGTCGGTGACTCCATATTGGCCGACCGGCCAATGGAGTAACTTTTTTTCATCTAGTTACTTGAGTGTTGCGGATAGCGCAAGTCTTCGGTTTGGGGCTGCAAACTTTACTATTGAAGCATGGGTGTTTCGTACGGCATCGGGAGCAACACACACAATTGCTGCCAAAGGCGCGTCAACCCCAACCGGATGGGTTTTACAAGTTAGCTCTGCTGATAAACTTGTTTTTATTGATACGTCAACAAGCATTACTGGCGCTACCAGTCTTGCAGCAAATACTTGGTATTACGTCGCTGTTGTTCGAGCCGGCACTGGTTCAAATCAAACAACTTTATATGTAAATGGAGTGTCTGACGGAACAGGCACATCTGCAACCACGTTTAGCCAAACCGACGCAATGCGGATCGGAACGGACAGAAGTGCTGCAAACGGGTTTGCTGGGTACATATCAAATTTGAGGTTGTCAAATACCAACCTGACAATTTCATCAACGCCAACAACTCCATTAACAGCTCTGGGGAGCACAATTTTCTTATCTTGCGGATACAACCGTTTTGTTGATGGTTCATCCTTAACTAGCGCAATCACTGTTGGTTCCGGCACTCCTACCGTCCAAGCATTCCAGCCGTTCTCCCCAACGGCCCCATATACCACTGCGGCGTATGGTGGGAGTGGGTACTTTGTTGCTTCAACATCTGATACTTTGTTGACTTCAAGCAGTCAAATAATTCCAACCGGCAATTTTACAATTGAGTTGTTTGTTTACGTCACAAGTTCAACTGCAACGCAAGCATTTGTTTCTCAAGGTACAAGTGGTTCTGCGGGAAGAACGGCGATAGGAATTGACAATAGTTCTGGAGCCAAATGGTTTTGTCAGGTTGGCGGTGTTTTTGTTTATTCTTCTGCCGCACCAACGCTAAATACTTGGAACTATTTGGCGATGACCTATAACGGGGCCACCATTGCCCTGTACCTTAACGGGACGCTACTAAACTCCGCAAGCAATACAACAAGCGCACAAAACTCGCAACTTCGTATTAGCGGCTTGTGGACGTCGCCCACCGCTGGTTATTATCTTGACGGTTATCTTTCTAGCGTCCGTGTAAGCAACAACGTTAGAACGGTAACTTCTGTTCCAACCGCTCCGTTTACAGACGACGCCAACACCAGACTCCTGCTCAACATGACCAACGCAGGAATATACGACGCTACAACGCAGAACGTAGTGTCGACGGTTGGGAATGCTCAGACCAGTATAACCCCGACTCCTAAATTTGGCGTAACAACTGCTATAAAATTTGATGGGACTGGTGATTGGTTAACGGCAGTTGACGGCCCACAACTCCAACTAGGAACGGGTGATTTTACAATTGAAGGATGGGTTTACTTATCGGCAAACGGTATTGCTTACGGAATTGTCAGCAAAGGAACTGCTACAACAGGTTGGTCCGTAAACGTAACCGTGTTAAACAAACTTCAGTTTAGTTATACAGCAACAAACCTTACCGGAACAACGTCACTGTCAACAGGCATTTGGTATTATTTTGCTGTTGTGCGTTCTGGTAGTGCGACTGGAAACTTGAAGCTATATTTGAATGGATCTGTTGAGGCGACAAGTGGCGGCGCAGTAACAGACAATTTTAACCAAACAAGCACACTATATGTTGGCGCGGATCGGATTGGTAGCAGCGCATTAAACGGCTCCATCCAAGACCTTCGTATCACCAAAGGCGTAGCCCGCATTGTAACCACCGTGCCAACCGCATCATTCCCTGTCCAGTAAGGATTAAAAAATGTTACTTGCAAACATCAATCTGGTTGTCAAAGACAGTTCAGAGTGGTTTCCGTTCCAGAACTTTGGTTCTACCGGACCAACCCTTCAGTACATCCGTGAATGTGGGTTCTACCCTATCTGCGTGTACAAGCCCTACGACCATGCAACGGAGAAGCTGGTCCCTGCCGCTCCTCATTTGATTGATGGTCAGGTCTTCACTGTTGATGTTGCGCCGATGACGGAGGAGGACCTAGCGCAGCGCAAAGCTACGCAGTGGCAGGTGATCCGCACCGCACGCAACCAGATGCTCAAAGACAGCGATTGGACGCAGGTGGCAGATGCCCCAGTAGATAAAGCTGCGTGGGCGACGTATCGTCAAGCGCTGCGGGACATTACCACCCAGGATGACCCGTTTGCTATCCAGTGGCCTACCAACCCTTGAGGCTTAAATGGAACTGCTAAATCCTTTAGCTAAGAGCAACTTCCCAGCCCAAACCGCATCGTTTAGCGGCACGGCTGGGTCAACGACCGGATGGAACGCTGGCCCAGAGGGCGTAATGGTTTGGGCTGACGCAGCGTGTTACATTGCAGTCGGTGAAAATGTTACGGCTACAACGTCCGACACGCCGATCCCGGCGTATACGCCAATTCCGTTCAAGATTCAGCCCACTGTCTCTGGGGTTTGGCGAGTGAGCGCCGTGCAAATCTCCGGCAGCGGAAACATTTACTGCAAACCGATTAACATCCGATGAGCTTTGGAATAGACGTTAGAAATGCCCTGCCCATTGGGCTAGGTGGCATTATTTCGATGCTTTCCGGCAGCGGCACCAACGTGCCGTTGGTAGATGACGCGCTACTGATGGAAACGAATGATTTTTTGTTGCAAGAAGATAATGGCTTGATTCTGTTGGAGTCATAAACTGTATCGGCCCAGTTGACCGAGCGCTCAAACGAGTATTAAAATGTCTGATGAAACCTTAGCGGAGGTTATACCCGCGCCGGAACCTGAAGTCACGGTGGCTTCAGAGTCTCCCGTTATCGCTACGCCGGAAGAAGCTCCTGCTCCTAGAACCTTTACCCAAGAGGAACTGGATGCAGTTGTTCAGAAACGCTTACTTGCAGAACAGCGAAAGTGGGAACGAAAGCTACAATCGCTTCCTCCGCCTCCGGTTGAGGTTCCGCCAGTAGATCAGTTTGAGTCGGTTGATGCTTACGCAGAAGCCAAAGCGCTCAAAATGATTGAACAGCGCGAACTTCAACGAAAGCAAGAGGAAGTGCTTGAGGCTTACCATGAGCGTGAGGAAAAGGCGCGCGAGAAGTATGATGACTTTGAACAAGTCGCATACAATCGTTCACTTAACATCACGGAAATCATGGCGCAAGCCGTTCAGGCTTCTGATGTTGGCCCAGATATTGCCTATTGGCTAGGGTCCAACCCAAAGGAATCTGATCGGATTGCACGGCTTTCGCCATTGTTGCAAGCCAAAGAGATCGGGAAAATTGAAGCCAAACTGACTTCTGACCCGCCCGTCAAACGCACAACCTCAGCCCCGCCACCTATTACCCCAGTAACTGCCAGAAAGTCAGGTAATCCAAGTTACGATACTACCGACCCGCGCTCGACGAAAACCATGAACGCGACGGAATGGATTGAAGCTGAACGGCAGCGACAGGTTAAGAAATGGCAAGCCCAAATGTTATAATTTTTTAAGGAATTTGAAATGTCAAACTCAATCTTAACGATTGACATGATCACTAGGAAAGCCCTGGAGATCTTGGAAAACAATCTGGTTCTTACCCGTAACGTGAACCGTCAGTACGACGACAGCTTTGCTGTTGAAGGTGCGAAGATTGGTTCTACCCTGCGTATCCGTCTGCCGGACCGCGCTCTTGTCACTGACGGTGCCGCCCTGCAAGTTCAGGACGACAACGAGCAGTACACCACCCTGACCGTTTCGACCCAAAAGCATATCGGCGTGAACTTCACCAGCGCCGAGCTGACGATGCAGTTGGACGACTTCGCAGATCGCGTTCTCAAACCGCGTATCTCGCAGTTGGCCTCCAGCATTGACGCTGACGTTGCAAACGCATACAAGGCGATTGGCAACTCGGTTGGTACGCCCGGCACGACGCCAGGCACTTCGTTGGTTCTGTTGCAAGCTCAACAGAAGCTGAACGAAAACGCCGCTGTTATGTCGCCGCGTTATGCAACCGTTAACCCGGCTGCCAATGCTGGCTTGGTTGAAGGCATGAAGGGCTTGTTTAACCCGACGGACACCATTGCTCGCCAGTTCAAGAACGGCATGATGGGCACTGGCGTTCTTGGGTTTGACGAGATCAATATGTCTCAGTCGATCAAGCAGCACACCACCGGCAACTGGGGTACGTCGATCACGGTCACCAGCACCGTTTCGACGCAAGGCCAATCGACGCTTGGTATCAGCTTCACCGGCTCCAGCAAGACTTGGAACGTCGGCGATGTGTTTACCATTGCTAACGTGTATGCGGTTAACCCGCAGACCCGTGAATCGACTGGTTCGCTCCAGCAGTTCGTTGTGACCGCTGCCGCTTCGGGTTCGTCGAGCGCTACGCTAAGCATTTTCCCGGCGCTTTACACGTCGGACAATGCCTTGGCAACGGTTGATTCGTTCCCGCAGGCTTCGGCTGTTGTGACGATGCTTGGCTCGGCATCGACTCAGTACCCGCAAAACCTGATCTACCACAAAGACGCGATCACGTTTGCAACGGCTGACTTGATCCTGCCGCAGGGAGTTGACATGGCTTCGCGTGCAGTACACAACGGTATTTCGTTGCGTGTCGTTCGTCAGTACGATATCAACAATGACCGTCTGCCTTGCCGTATTGACGTTCTGTATGGCTTCTCAACGATCCGTCCGCAGATGGCTTGCCGCCTCTGGGGTTGAACTCTTTTTAAGGAAATATCATGGCTCTCCCTAATGGCGCTGGTGGTTACCAGCTTGGCGACGGTAATCTGAACGAAGTTGTTCTGGGTTACCAAGCCGCTCCTCAGTCTGTGACTGGTACTGCAACCCTGACCGCCGCACAGCTCGCCTCTGGCGTTCTGTTGGTTGGTTCGGGCGCTACTACTGCCCAGACGTACACGCTGCCCACCGGCGCGTCGCTAGACGCTCTTGTGACCAGCGCTAAGATCAACAGCACGTTTGAACTAACGCTGGTGAACTTGGGTACGTCCTCGGGTACGGCAGCGCTTGCTGCAAGCACCGGCATCACTGATGGCGGGAACGGACTGGTTGCGGTTGCTGTTACCTCCAGCGGTCGCTTCTTGTTCCGCCGCACCGGCGATTCAACTTGGGTCGTTTACCGCGTCTGAGTCTAAGGGGGAGGGCCACAAGCTCTCCCCTTTTCTAAAGGATTAAAAATGGGTAATTCGAAATCTATTGGCGTTGCCTATAGCGATCAAGACATTGATGGCGGCACGATTGGCGCTACCAATCCATCGACGATTGTTGGCACGACCATTTACGCAACCCAAGAAATTGGTTATAGCGCAGCAGCCCAAGGTACTGTGACGCAAGCAACGGACAAGTCAACAGCGGTAACGCTAAACAAGTCTGCTGGTCGCATCACAATGAACAACGCGGCTTTGGCTGGATCTACTGCGGTTTCGTTTACGTTGAACAACAGTTTGATTTCCACCAATGACGTAATTACTGTGTGTATTTCTAGTGTTACCACTGGTAGTACCGCTGGGGCATATACCAGTTATGTTTCCAATATGTCTGCTGGCTCTGCCTCAATTACGTTGCGTAATTTGAGCGCAACTTCATACTCTGAAGCAGTTATTATTAACTTCTGCATCATCCACGGCGCAAGCTAACAGGCGGGGCTTCGGCCCCTCCTTCTGAGGTTTACGATGGCGACATATTCGGCTGGCGATCAGATCAATCGCGCCCTGCGCTTGTTGGGCGTCCTAGCAGAAGGTGAAACGCCCTCGGCATCAGTGTCACAAGACTCACTGATGGCGATGAACCAGATGATTGAAAGCTGGAACACCGAGCGGTTGTCGGTGTTCTCAACCATAGATCAAATTGTTAATTGGCCGGTCAACTCAATTAACGCTACGCTTGGACCGTCAGGGTCTTTGGTACGCCTAAACGGTACTGCGGTTCGTCCCATTCTGGTTGACGACGCAACGTATTTCCGTGACCCGCAGACGAATGTGTCTTACGGGATCAAACTGATCAACCAACAGCAATATGATGGCATTGCGGTCAAGACCGTAACGTCTACTTACCCGCAGGTCATGTTCGTAAACATGACTTACCCCGACATCGACATCTACCTCTATCCCAAGCCCACGCGGGTTTTGGAGTGGCATTTTATTAGTGTTGAAGAACTATCCCAACCGGCAACGCTGGCGACTACGCTGGCCTTTCCCCCGGGTTATCTGCGGGCGTTTACCTACAACCTAGCGATGGAAATCGCGCCCGAGTTTGGCGTTGAACCATCGCCGCAGGTGCAGCGTATTGCCATGACCAGCAAGCGCAACCTCAAGCGCATCAACAACCCTGACGATGTGATGTCGATGCCTTACTCGTTGGTGGCGACTCGGCAGCGATACAATATTTTTGCTGGAAACCTGTAATGCATACGCCGATTTTGGGGTCGGCCTACGTCGCCCGCAGCGTCAACGCTGCCGACAACAGAATGGTGAATCTTTTTGCCGAGATCGTGCCAGAGGCCGGCAAAGAGCCAGCGTTTCTAAATCGAGCCCCAGGCCTCAAGTTCTTGGCAACAATCGGCACCGGGCCAATCAGAGGCTTGTGGGCGTACTCGTCTAACGACAACACCGCATTCGTTGTGTCTGGCACCGAGCTGTACAAGATCACCAGAAACTACACGGCAACGCTGCTCGGAACGATAGCCGGAACAGGCCCGGTCAGTATGTCTGACAATGGTATACAGCTATTTATTGCCGCCAACGGTCCAAGCTACATCTACAACAACAACACCAACGCTTTCGGCCAGATCACTGATCCAGACTTCCCCGGGGCGGCGACTGTTTGTTACCTAGATGGCTACTTTGTGTTCAACGAACCAAACAGCCAGAAAATGTGGATTACCGCGCTGCTAGACGGTACGTCTATTGACCCGCTTGAGTTTGCCAGCACGGAAGGCTCGCCGGATGGCTTGATTGCAGTTGCCGCAAACTTCCGCGAGGTTTGGGCGTTTGGGACCAACTCAATCGAAGTCTGGTACGATTCTGCCAACCCTGACTTTCCTTTGGAGCGCATTCAAGGGGCGTTTAACGAGCTTGGTTGTGCGGCTCCGTTCTCAGTTGCTAAAATGGACAACGGAATGTTTTGGCTTGGGCGCGATCGCCGAGGTCAAGGCATGGTCTATAGGGCCAACGGTTACACCGGCCAACGTATTTCGACCCATGCGATTGAATGGCAAATCCAGCAGTATGGCGACATTTCTGACGCGATCGCCTATACCTATCAACAAGGCGGGCATTCTTTTTATGTGCTGACGTTTCCGTCGGGCAACGCCACCTGGGTTTACGATGCCGCTACGGAAGCGTGGCACGAGCGAGCTGGTTGGGTAAACGGCAACTTTACCCGTCACCGTAGCAACTGTCAGATGGCGTTTAACAATCAAGTGATTGTTGGCGACTTTGAGAACGGCAACATCTACGCATTTGATCTGGATGTTTACGCCGACAATGGCGGTATACAAAAGTGGCTGCGCTCATGGCGAGCGCTGCCAACCGGCCAGAACAATCTTAAACGCACCGCTCATCACACGCTGCAACTTGATTGTGAGACTGGCGTTGGCTTAAACACTGGTCAAGGGTCAAACCCTCAAGTGATGCTACGCTGGTCTGATGATGGCGGTCACACTTGGTCAAACGAACACTGGTCGCCGGTTGGGAAGATCGGTGTCTACCAGCAGCGAGTATTCTGGCGGCGCTTGGGCATGACCTTGAAGTTGCGTGATCGGGTTTACGAGGTATCTGGAACGGATCCGGTCAAAACGGTTATCATGGGCGCTGAACTGATTGTGAGCGCAACCAATGCCTGATACCACTCAGATTACCCCGCCGAGGGTTCCGCTCACAGACCCCAGAACCGGATACATTGATCGGGCTTGGTACCGATTTTTTTTGTCTCTGTTCACTCTCACGGGGTCCGGGGCTAACTCAACGACGTTGACCGATCTGCAAATCGGCCCTCCTTCTGGCGGGGTATCTTCCGTTGACGTATCTGGGCTGTATAACTACAATATTTTACCGTCTGCGATTACCGTAACGGCATCGCCTTTTGTGTACGTCAACAACCAAACGTACAGCGGCGATGTAATGATTTCTGGCGGCGGCGTTTCAAAACTGGAATATTCTCGTGACGGTGTTACTTATTACGACACCGGCAGCTATTACGGAATGTTTACGTTGTCTCCGTATGATCGGCTACGAGTAACGTATGTTTCCGCTCCAAACATGACATTCATTCCGAGGTAATTGTGCCAACCACAAGACTAACTCCAAACGCCAAGCAACAATTTTTTGATGCTAATGGCAACCCGTTGGCGGGCGGAAAGTTGTACACATACGCCGGCGGAACGACTACTTTGTTGGCGACCTACACGGATTCGACCGGAACCACATCAAACGCCAATCCGATCATCTTGGATTCCCGCGGCGAAGCCAATGTTTGGCTAACCCCTGGTACATCGTATAAGTTCAAATTAACTGACGCAAACGATGTACAAATTTGGGTTGTTGATGATATTTCTGTTTTATCAACTGCTTCCTTCGGTACGGTATCTTCTGTTTCCGTTGTTTCTGCCAACGGTTTAGCTGGTACGGTAGCAAACCCCACAACAACGCCGGCCATTACTCTGTCAACCAGCGTAACGGGATTGCTTAAAGGCAATGGAACAGCAATTAGCGCGGCAACCGCTGGGACTGACTATCAAGCTCCGATCACTCTGACCACAACCGGAACTTCTGGTGCGGCGACATTCACTTCAAACACGCTTAATATTCCACAGTATGCCGGCGGCGGCGGTAATATTTCTGCGTGGGTAAATTTTAACGGCGTTAGTACGGCGTCGATTCGTGATTCATTTAACGTCAGCAGCGTTACTCGCAATGGCACTGGTGATTACACTGTCAACTTCACAACCGCAATGGTAGATACAAATTATGCTGTGTGCGCATCGGCTGGTTACTTTGGTGGCGGCAACTCAAAAAGCGGCTTGATCGGCCCCTACAATGTTTCATCCGGCTCGGCGTTTTCAACATCTTCTATTCGCATAGGATGCTATAACGATGGTCTAAGCATCGCTGCCGATGCGACGTTTATTTCCGTTGTGATCTTTAGTTAATCCAAAGGGCAGCCAATGAAAAAAGTTATTATCTTTACCAACGAACACGGCGGCGTATCTGTCTGCGTTCCCACTGGCGATTTATTGATTGAGCAGGTTCAAGCAAAAGACACGCCCGCCGGCGTGCAGTCCTTTATCGTAGACGCATCCACGCTGCCTGAAGCAGACAATGATTTCTTCAACGCATGGGAACAGACCAACGGTCTTGTTACGGTTAACGTAACAAAAGCCCGCGAAATTACCAAAGATCGGCTGCGAGCCAAGCGTGTGCCTTTGCTGGCCGCTCAGGATATTGCGTTCCAGCGTGCATTAGAAACCGGCGCAGACACTTCTGCAATCGTGGCTGAAAAGCAGCGGCTGCGCGACATAACACAATTGGCTGATGCCGCTCAATCTTTGGCAGGCTTGCGCGCAATTAAATTGTAAAGCATATAAATGGCAGTCACCGCAGTAGTTTTAATTGAGTCCAAGACGATACCTGCGTCTCAACAAACGCAGTATACGTCTACGAACTTGGTCACGATTGTGGACAAGTTCACGGCCACAAATTATGGCGGCGCGGTTGCGACTATAAATGTCAACTTGGTTCAAAGAAATGACTCTGCGTCAAACTCAAATTTGACGGTAAGTTCTAGGCGTCTGCAACCAAACGAAACCTACACATTCCCAGAGATTGTGGGCCACGTTTTAGGCGTCGGCGATTTTATTTCTACGCTGGCCGGAACGGCGAACTCTATTAACATCAGGGCTAGTGGAAGGCAGATTACTTGATTAAACATTATTTTAGTTCTGGGATCTACGCCAAAGAGTCGCGCATACCAGCGGGGCATATTTTGGTTCAGCATTCCCATAAACATGACCACCTATCCATTTTGGCCAGTGGGTCTGTAGAAATTGTGGTGGACGGAAAAACATCTGTTATAGACGCGCCGGCGTGTTTTACTATTGAAGCAAATAAACACCATGGTGTTAAAACTTTAACTGACGCTGTTTGGTACTGCATCCATGCTACGGACTGCACGGACGAAAACGAAATTGACGACACGTTGATTCAACCAGCCGACATGAAAGAATTTGCAAATGTAATGCAAATTCTGAAAAAGGAGTATTAAAATGCCTTGGATGGCCGCCGCGAGTATCGCAAGTGGGTTTTTGGGAGCAAATGCGGCTAGCGATGCTGCCGATGTGCAAGCGCAAGCAACTCGAGACGCGCAAGCCGCGCAAGAGCGAATGTTTGAACGCCAGGTTCAACTTCAAGAACCATGGCGCAAGGCTGGTGAAGCGGCTCTCAACAAACTGGTTCCGCTTACTGAATACAAGAAATTTGATATGTCTCAGTTTCAGGCAGATCCGGGCTACGCCTTTCGTCTGTCTGAAGGGATGAAAGCCCTTGATCGTACCGCTGCGGCAAGAGGTGGCCTGTTGTCTGGCGCTGCCCTTAAAGGGGCGCAACGCTTTGGTCAAGATTTGGGTTCGCAAGAGTACACAAACGCTTTTAATCGCTACCAGACTGAACGCGCAGCGCAATTACAGCCATTGCAATCATTGGCCGGAGTAGGCCAAACTGCCGCAAATACTTTAACCGGCGCTTATGGCAACTTTGGTGCGCAAACTGGGCAAAACCTACAAGATATAGGAAGCGCAAGGGCTTCTGGATACCTTGGTGGACAAAACGCATTGTCAAGTGCTCTTGGGCAGGCTGGGCAAATGTACCAGTATGGGCAGCGGACTCAAGCCTTGTCCAATGCGTATGGCGGAAACAGAGGCGCTCCAATTTCCGCGTCTACACCATATATTTCTTATGGGATATCAGATCCAACATATTCCGGTTACGGCGTTTATTAAGGTTTAATCATGGCACTTCGACCTCTTGACCCGTCAATCGTCAGCGCCTACAAACCGCCGCAGTTCAATATGCCAGATCCTTTGCAGGATGTGGCGGCGCTTGAGCAAATCAAGTCTGGGCGCGTTGCTCGTCAAATTCATGAGCAGCAACTAGCCCAGCTTCAACAAGATCGCGTCGCGCTGGACGAAATGCAAAAACGCATTGAAGCAGCAGGTGGGCCATCTAATCTAAAGATGGCATTCACCGAAATGATTAACTCCAAATTGCCAGAATACGCAAAAATTGGATACACTGGACTTCAGAAGATTAAAGAACAAGAAGATTTTCAGTCTTTAATAAGTCCAAAAGCACCCGAAGCGCCACTCACCTCGGCGGTATCAACCGCTCCAATCTCGGGGCCGGCAATATCAATGCGTCCTGTCAACGCACCATATAATGCGTTGGCAACCCCTGAAACTGACAGGGCAAACCAGTTGGCTGGAATGACTGCGCCACAAACACAGCCAAGTTTGCCAACCAATATGCTTGCCACTGATCTTGATCAAATTGATCGTCAGATTAGAGGTGCTTATGCCTTGGGCACTCCTCCGGCGCTAGCATTTGCCAAAGCATTGGAAGCACGCAGGGATGAAGCAAACAAAAATATAGTTGTTTCTCCTGGCGCAACTGTGTTTCAAGGCGGAAAAGCTGTTTACACTGCGCCGGAAAAACCGCAAGGGCAACCATCATTAGTGCAAGAATACAATTTTGCCAGAACTCCAGAGGGCGGCAACTTTAAGGGCTCTTATCAAGATTTTGTTGTTGCTAGGTCTGCGGCCATGCGTCCACCAGCACAACCTTTGGCTCCAGTCCCAACATTTGACAAAATGCTTGGGCAAAACGTTTATGCAACAAGAGAAGAAATACTTAAAAATCCAACAAGATTTTTGCCTCCTTCTGAAAAGCCAGAGCAAATAAGGCCAAATGAACTTAGAGATGAATACAGTGCTCTAACAAAAGATTTTAGAGCAGTCCAGGATGCACATACGAAAATAACCACGGCGTCACCAACCGGCGCTGGTGATATGTCTTTGCTTTACAATTACGTCAAACTGCTTGATCCAACTTCTGTTGTGCGTGAAAGTGAGTTTGCCGCTGCTGCTGCGTCTGGTTCGTTTGGCGAACGAGTGCAAACCGCTGTTAACAGAGTAATGACTGGTCAGCGCCTTAGCCCGGAGTTGAGAAAAGATTTTATTAACGAAGCAAGCAATCTTTACAAAGCTCAGAAGGTAGGCGCGGATCGAATCAAAGAGCAATACACCAGCATGGCAAAACGTGCCAAGTTAAATCCAGAAGATGTGATTGTCGATTATTCGGCACCTGTGGTCCCTAGCGGTCAAGGTTCTCAACCAGCACTAACCGCAACCAACCCCAAAACCGGCGAGCGAATTCAATCTACGGATGGTGGTCAGACTTGGACGCCAGTGGGAGGTAAGAGATAATGCCTTTGCCAGCAGGATTTGTATTGGATAAAGCCCCGGCAATGAAGTTGCCGCCGGGGTTTCAGCTTGACGCAACGCCAGAACAAATTCCCGGCGTCATGCCGTTAGCGCAGACCCAAGAACCATCTTTCTTTGAACGGGTTGGCGCGGCACCGGAAACAGCCGCAAGAATGATTTATGGCGGGCTGACCGGGTTGGCGGCAGCTCCGATTGCTTTGGGCAAAGAAATTCTGACGGGTACTCCTAAGGAGCAAACCGCCCGGAAGATTATGGAGCTGGGGTCTGACGTACCTATTAGCCCAGCAGCGCAAGCCAATCTTCAATCATTTGGCGCTTTAACGTCTGGCTTGCCTGCTTTTGTGCCGGCGATCGGGCAGGCCGGACAAGTTGCACAAGGCGTCAATGCGCTTGCCGCCCGAGCTACGCCGGCGGCGCAACGCGCCGTTCAAACCGTACAGAACGCTTTGGTACGCGCTCCAGAACCACAGATGGCTGGTGGTGGGGCGGCAGAAACCCAAGCGGCACTGTTGCGAGCAGAACGCGCTCAACGCCAGAACATACCACTTACCAAAGGCGAGCAACTGCAAAGTTTGGCTCAACAACAACTTGAGCAAGATTTGCTTAAGTCCAACAAGCCTCAGTTGGTAGCGCCTCTGACCAACCTAAAGCAACAGCAACAAGAAGCAATTGGTCGCCAATTCCAAAAACTGACCGAAGCCACCGGCTCGACCGTGGCTGATGTTGACCCAATCTACCTGCGCGACGTTGGCAAGATTGTTGATAAGCCACTGATGGCGGAGTACGAAAAATCGATTGCCAATTATCGTAGTAAATACAACGCAGCCGACAACGCTGGCGAAACTTTGCAAGAGGTGCCGTACCAGAGTCTTGTTGACTACATCAACAAGCAAACTCCAACAACAAGAACTTCTCTTGCGCCGATTTTGCAAGACACGCTTGAACAACTCAAGATTAACGATCCCAATAATACTGGCAGCATTTCTATTCGTGCGCTTGAAGATGTGTACCAAAACATTGGTAAAAAAGCGCAGCCAGGCACTCCAAATTCTACTTACGGCAAAGATCTTAAAAACCTAATAGATCAATCAACTGAAGGCGCTGGCGGTGACCTTTATAAAGAAGCTCGCGCAGCTCGTCGCCAGTTTGCCAAAGAATTTGAAGATGTTGCCTCTGTTGCTAAATTGGTTGGCAGCAAAGGCGAAGATCGTCTTGTCCGTTTGTCCAACGTGTTTGACAACGTGGTTCTTGGCAGTTCAAAAGAAGACATTCAACACATAACTTCGTTGCTTAAACGCGCTGGGCCTGAAGGCGAGCAAGCAATCAATGAACTGAAAGGCCAGACGGTCCAATGGCTAAAAGGCCAAGCAACTGGCGTCAATGGCGTCACCAAATTTGACAACTTCCGCAAGGCAATTGACAAGTTAGAACGCGAAGACAAATTAACCGAGTTGTTTGGCAAGGCTGGTCGAGAGCAAATTCTTGATCTACGAGATACCGTCAAGGATGCTTTGGTTAAGCAACCTGGTGCCGTAAACTATTCCAATACCGCCAGCGCAGTGATGCGTGGTTTGGAAAATATGGCGCTTCGGATTCCAGGCGCAAAAACAGTTGCAGAGTTGCGTCAAGACTATAGAACCAAAAAACAAGCTAAAGAAGCCGCAACCTTTAACGCCCTCGCTCCCACCAATCAAAACCAACTGGTGCCCTGATGGTTACTCTATCCGAAGTCGATCACAAAATTGATTCCCACATAGATATTTGTGCCGTCAGGTACGAGGGGATTGAGAAAGAAACCAAGGGTATCCATGCCAGGATCAAGCGCTTGGAGCAGATTTTCGTAAGCGGCGCTGGTGCGATCATCATGCTGCTGCTGACCATGTTGATCAAAGGTCATTAAACGGTCATCGTCTGCTTGTAGATTGAAAGCTCCTTAACCTTTTGGGTACTGCTATGAAAGACGACATCCTTGCCGCGATTGATAGTTCAGAGCCAATTGACGCTCTCAACGCTCTGTTCTCGGTTGCTTTTTTGATCGCCAAAGCATCAAACTTAAACGAGTTTATGCTTTCTTCGCTGTTCTCCTCGACGGTTGACGCGCTCTTTGCAGCTCACGCTGACGACGAGGTTGACGCTGAAGAAGAAGAAGCGGAAGACTACGACGAGCAGACTGACGACTAATGCTCGGCCCCTCGATGACCTCGGGGGGTAATTAAATGGCTCATTTTGACGCCGCTTTTGAGAAAATGATTGTGGACGAGGGCGGTTACGTCCTCCACAACGTACCCGGCGACGCCGGCGGAATGACTTATGCTGGAATTGCTAGAAACAAAAATCCATCCTGGGGCGGCTGGAACCTTATTGACCATGACGAAAAAGGCCCGCTCCTTACTTCGTTCGTGCGTGAGTTTTACCGGGTTGAGTTTTGGGATCGTATCCGAGGGGATGAGATTACGCAGCAAGCTGTTGCGGAAAGCATCTTCAACTTTGCGGTAAACACCGGCCTAAGTGTTTCGGTCAAGCTGGCCCAGCTCATCGTTGGCGTCACGCCAGACGGCGCTGTTGGCCCTAAGACCGTCGAGAAGTTCAACGCCGTTGAGGCGGACTCATTTAAGAAAGCCTACGCGCTGGCGAAGATCGCCCGTTACGCCGACATTTGCAACCGAAACAAGCCGCAGTCTAAATTCCTGTTGGGGTGGATCAATCGCACTTTGAAGGGCTTGAAGTAGTGGATCTGCTCGGGATTGGTTCAATCATTGAAGGGGTTGGTAAGGTTGCAGGCGATCTCATCACAACAGACAAGGAACGTCTTCAGATCGCGCTCGAGGAACGCAAACTCGATCTGGAGGAAAAGAAAATTGATCAAGCCACCGACCTCGCCCAGGTGGACATCAATAAGATTGAGGCTGCAAACACTAATCTATTTGTTAGCGGCTGGCGTCCTGCTGTGGGTTGGGTGGGCGTACTTGGTCTGGCTTACCAGTTCCTTGGCTACCCTTTGATGCAATGGTGCTGGGCGTTTGGTCAGGGCGTTGATCTGATTCCCAAGGGGCTGGCCGCACCGCCAGACCTGAATGTTGAACAACTCATGACTCTGTTGGCCGGCCTACTAGGCTTTGGCGGTATGCGCTCATTTGAGAAATCTAAGGGCGTAGCGTCTAAATAGTGTCATAATTCTGTGTTATCTAGGCGTCCATGGTTACAGACGAAGAATTTATTGACGCTTGGATGCGGCTGCAAAGCGGCACCGAAGTCGCCAAAGAACTGAACCTCAAACTTCGTTCTGTGTTTACGCGACGGCGTAACATAGAGAAAACCTACAAAATCCTGTTGCCTGTCGCAACCCAGTCAAATAACAACGTTGTCCAGCCACCGGCGATCGTGATGGTCATGTCGGAGCGCCGAGACGTTAACCGGCTAGAGATACAGAACGGCTCGATTATCGTCGGTTCTGACGCGCATTACTCGCCAGGACACATCTCAGTAGCCCACCGCGCTTTGTGCGCCGTAGCCGCCGAAATAAGCCCCGTGGCGGTCATCCTGAACGGCGACATACTAGATGGCGGCAGCATTGGCCGCCACAGTCGTCAGAATTGGAAAAAGCCTCCGACCGTCAAGCAAGAGCTTGAAGCGGTGATGGATCGCTTGCACGAGATTGAGCAGGCAGCGCGGGGCGCAAAGTTAATGCGTACCTACGGCAACCACTGTATGCGCTTTGATGCCAAGCTCGCCAACCTGGTGCCTGAGTACGAAGGCGTGCCGGGTATGTTGCTGCGCGACCATATCCCTGGCTGGAAAGATTCCGAGCGGATTGACATCAATGAAGACACCGTGGTGATCCATGACTGGCACTACGGTTTGCACAGCGGCTGGAATGACGTACTCAAGGGCGGCTGCAACGTCATCACCGGTCATACGCACGAGCTGTCTGTCAAGGCGCATAAAGGGTTCAAAAACACCCACTACGGCATCAAGACTGGGATGCTGGCAGATGAGTACCAGAACGAGTTTGACTACAGGTTGAGCAAACCCGGATTCAACTGGCAATCCGGGTTTGTCGTACTCACTTGGGCCAACGGGATGCTGCTGTATCCCGAGTTCTGCGCGGTGCGCGATGACAATAATGCTTACTTCAGGGGCAAGCTGGTATTAAGCTCGCGGTAGGCTTTGATCGCGATCTTGAGGTCTTCGCTTAGAGCTTTGACTTCAGAGTCAAGAATCTTAAGACGCTCGTTTGCTTCTTGTGCAAACTTAACTAGATTTTCGTAACGCCAGGTTGAAAAGTCGGCCATACTATCCTCAAAAAAATGTGGCTTGCGGGGCGGGCAGGTTGTTAAAGTGGCTTGACCTCCATATTTAATTTATACCGTTGACCGATTCTTAAATCCCATCGGTCGGTTCCTGCGAAAGCACGTTTCGCACTTCCAGCGAAAACCTTTCCCGTTGCTCGTTGGTACTTTGTGAACGCCGATGTTTCGTCGGCACTGTTGACAGTTAACGTATTTATCCATGACTGGTTTCAAAATGGCGCTGGCTCGCACTTGGAGAAGTCGAACTTCGGTTTACGTTTAGGTCTGCTGACGATGTGCGGGTAGGGCGGCTTGACCCAGACCCACCGGACAACCTTGCCCTCGTCGTCAAGGATGCCGTATCTGATCATCGTTAGATTCCTTGCCTATCCAATCACTTGGTTTGTACGCACAGAACGATAATGCGACAGCAAGCGCAAACCACCAGCCGCTAAAGCCCAGCACAAAAACAGCGTAGCCTATACCACCCAAAACAATGGCTTCAAACGAAAGTATGTAAATTAAATATGTGACGTATTTAATCACTGCCCGTCACCAAGTAAAAAATAAACCATGTCAGCAGAGCTGCGCGCCATACAACCCAGCAGCACAGCAAAAAATTCATCGCTGGGGAATCCGGGGTATTCATTGAACATCTTGTTTCCTCGCTTCCAGCATTGCGTCTGCAAGATCATAGGCCGCACCTGCGTACACCGATGGGTCAGGGATCATTTTGGTTTCTCGGGTTATCAACGCTTGCATTGCCTGTCCTGCAAGGTAATCGCGCAAAGTCATGCTCACGGCGTGTTCTGCTGTGAAGTAGGTTGGTTTATCCACCGTTCTTCTCCTTGAGTTTGGCTTCAATTTGCCTCACAAAATCCAAAAGGATTGCTGTTGTTTCGTTTATGTGTTTTCCATATCTGTGGTTAATAAATTCTTCTTCTTCAAGCACTTCTTCTTCTGTCAGCCCGACCCACTGGCGCTCACGCTCGGCTGCGGCGACAAGGGCGGCGAAGCGTTCAAGGGCTTTAGGATGCGTTATATGGCACGATGGCAAGTTTGCCTTCCAAGCCATGCGGATGATGTCATCGCGTGTCATACAGCCTCCCTAAAAAAGTTTCTCAAATAGTGCGCGTAGTCCGGTTCTCCTCCGATATAAGTCACTTCTGACTTTTCCTTTTGATCATCCGGGCAAACGTTTTTAGCTACTTGATAAAACCAAACCATCCGGTTAGACCCAAGTTCAACCGGCGCTTTGCGGCGAGTCAGTAGATTGCGCGCAATACCTTTTTGCAGATGATCCTCGATTGAGAACCTTGTGTACTGAGGTAGATTTATCCCGTACGCAGTCACTTCACCATGCTCCCAGACGTATTTAATCGTCGGGTGGTTCTGATCTATTGCGATTCTCATTGTTTAACTTGCGCAATTTTTAAGTTTGTGCTGGACAGGCATTCTTTGGTTTTGATGTCATACAAACTGCCGGTCACGCAGTCCATGTAGCACTTGAAAATCTTTCTTTTGAACGCTACGTCAACCAAAAGCATTTCCCTGATTTCGTCTAAATGAATTCCTTTGACTCTGGCCTTGAGCAACTTGCCTTCAACCATTCTCATGGATTCCGTCCTTGCGTACGGCTCATCATGCGTAATGCTAATTAAACTCATTTCTCATCCTTGGTTTTCAATTTTGGTTTTTGCGTCTTCAAATCCGTATCCCACAATGACTCGATGACCGCAGTTTTTTAAGTATTCAATCCAGTCCTTTTGCTCTGGTCTGATCGTCCCTCCTTTTTGACGTTTCATCTCAACCCATAAGCCCCACGAGGGGACAAACAAATCTGGCACCCCAGCGCTGACGCCTTCTGCCTTTAGCCTGCCGGCCACACTGATGCTGCGCTTCTCCCCGTTGGGAATGGCAAAAATACGAACATCTGGGTAGGTCTGGCGAAACCAACGCACCAGTTCGCGCTGTTCTTCGTGTTCAGTTGGCATCACCATTTCCTACTCACCACTCGAAAAAACTTACCATCACGCTTATACTCAATCGACACCGGCGGCTTGCCCTGGTTCATGGCGATCACGGCGTAGTCCAGAGCTTCAGTGTCGGCCAGCCTTGCCATCTCGCTCAGGATCACGCTGGCCTTGCTCGCCAAATAATATAGCGTCCCAAGCGCTTTCTCTCCAGCAAAACCTCCATGCAGCACGGGAAGATACTCGGTGATCGGCGCACCGCTCAAACCACCATAATATGTCACAGAAAGCATCTTTTTGCCGCTGGTTTGGCTAACGTGCTGCCGCCAGGTCCAGTCGCTTACGGCCATTTCCGTGCCGCTGTCGCCCATGATGTCATCATTCTGGAGCTTGAGCTTCTTGGGCGATGCCGCTGGAAACTCCGTGCCGCAGGACGGGCATTCCCGCACCGATAGGGCGCAGATTTCGTTGCAGGCGATGCAAACCTTGACCGGCGCAACACCGTCGCCCGTGCCGCCTTTCTTGGGCGGTTGTACGGCGGTGATCGGCCCGTGGGTAGAAACGACCTTGGCAAAATCCAGCACCATGCAATGATCAGTGTGGCTCTTGGGCCGCATTCCTCGACCGGCCATCTGGATGTACAAACCAGGGGACATCGTAGGCCGCAGCATCGCGATCAGGTCAATGTCGGGGTAATCAAACCCGGTTGTCAACACGTTGGCGTTGGTCAACGCTTTGATCTTGCCGGCCTTGAAGTGTTCAATGATCTGCTCGCGCTCTTTCTTTGGTGTCTCGCCGGTCACGCAGGCAGCGGCAACACCCCAGTAGTTCAAAATCTCGCAAATATTCTGAGCGTGTTCGACGCCGGTACAGAAAAATAACCAGTGCTGCCGCTCCTCGGCCAGCGCAATCACTTCGGACACCACGCGCACGTTCTGGTCTTTCGTGTTAACCGCTCGTTGCAGAGCGCCTTCCACGAACTCACCGCCTCGCTTGGCAACGCCAGTTGTATCCAACATTGTTGACGTTAACTTGGATCGCAGCGGAGCGAGGTGCTTTTTGAAGATCAGCTCCTCGATGGTGACCGGCTCAATCAGCGCGTTAAAGATCGCCGGCTCATCCGTGATCAGGCCATGGCCCAAGCGGTAAGGCGTGGCGGTTAAACCAATAACCCGAAGATTGGGGTTGATGCGTTTGAGCTGGCGAAGTAAGTCACGATAACCGCCAGTATCTTTATGATTAACCAAGTGACATTCATCAATAATCACCAAATCCACAAAATCTATCTGCGCCGCTTTGTCCCGCACCGACTGAATACCGGCAAAGGTGATCGGCTGGTGTAACTCGCGCCGGCCTATGCCAGCGCTATAGATGCCCAGCGGGGCGTTCGGCCAGTGTTGGAGCATCTTTTCGGCGTTTTGCTCAAGAATTTCTTTTACATGGCTTAAAATAAGAACGCGGGTTTCAGGCCAATTCTGTAAAGCATCTTTGCACAAATATGCAACGACATGGCTTTTGCCGGCCCCCGTTGGCAATACTATGCAAGGATTCCCCTGATTCTCGTTTTCAAACCATTGATATAGAGCGGCGATTGCTCGACTCTGGTATTCACGAAGTTGCATTGTGTTCCCTGATATACTCGGCGGCCCTGAAAAACAACAATTCATTTTCTTTCAAAAGACCAATCGCTTGATTGCACTTTTGACACAAAAGACCGCGAAATTTTCCAGTGAGGTGGCAATGATCAATATGATAGGCGTGTTTAATATTTATATTGCAAATCAAGCATTCGAAGTTTTGTTTGCCCATGGCTTGTGCAACGTCTGATTCGCTTAGTCCATATTCTTTTTTTACCCGCGCCCATCGAGCCTTTTCCGCTCTTTTTAATCTTGACTCAGCGTTGCAGTCAATACAGTTGTTTGTGGTGACAAACCGACGATAATGTCCATTAGGGCAAGCCGCGTCTGATAAATATTCCAAATGCCCCGCGGCTATCGCAGCTAATGCTGCGGCGTGATTTACAGAAGATCGTTTGCTAGACCTTCCGCTTGTATTAATTTCGGCTTTGCCTCGAGAAATAGCAATACATTCAGAACAATTTCCAGAAGACGCGTATCGTGGAGACAAATGATCTTTGGTGCATCTTTTCCCAGTAAAATACAAAGTCTCCCCTAATTCTCTTGCTCGCTGCCCAGTTGCTGTCAATTTTGAAAATTCTGGGTGAAATTCGTGTTTTTTTGCCATGATCAACCTACATTAAGTTGTTGTTGATCATAACACAAAATCATCCAACCACCCGCCCATCAAACGCTTGGCGCAGCTTTTCCATTCCCTCATCCGGCTCCGCGCAAGCATCAGGGTTTGCGACGATCTCTTTTGACCCATACACGCCCTCACCTGGCTCACCGTTCACAACGTCTTTACCTTTGATGACGTAGATGGTTTGCCATTCATCCTGAGCATCCTTGCGCTGCCACGGGACCATATCCGGGTGCAAGACATGGCTACCGCATCCTTCGCGCTGCCATTCCACCGGGATCTCGTTGCCGGCGTGGCGCTCGCAGATCCAGATTGACTCCGGCGTTGACGTACTGTGAGCGCAAGTGCGGCAGTTGACTTCCTTAGTCAGGCGATCGCCATGGCAAAACGAATGCGCGGGGCACCACTTACATTGATACCAACTTGGATCGGTGCTTAACGGCTCAGGCATCCGGTCTGACAATGCAATCCGCTTACCACGGGCCAGCGCTTTCTCAGCAACGTCCTGATCGTACTCAACGCGCTCGGCGTACAGTCGATCATCGTCCTTACAGACCGCCACATACAACGCACGATCAATCTTGGTGCCGTGCATATAGAGTTGCATCTGGACGTAGTGTTCCCATTTGGCGCTCTCAACGCCCTTGTCTTCAACCTGTTCAAAACTCTTTCGGTTGTGGGTCTTGTACTCAACAATGTGCTTTGACTTCGGTGCGCCAGGTACGCCGCTCAAGGCGATGTCGTCAATGCTGCCGCCGATGTGGTATCCAAAGTCCACCCGCTCCTGCGTCATGCCAGCCTTAAACTGGACGCCGATTGCGCGGAGGTCATCCTTAATGGTTGTTTCTTCAAGCTGGCCCCGGCGAAAGATTCGCAGCGTGCGACCTTCAAACTTCGTAGCGACAGCCCACCGGAAAGACAACCACAACCAACGATCACAAGGATGCCCAAGCAGGGAAGCACCAAGGTGATCTCGATGATGCTGTGGCTTGTCCGCGTGGTGCTGGTCAATTAGCTCTGGAATGCTATACTGCGCGTCAGGTATCCTCATTGCTCTCTCCCTTGGTACTTTGGTACTTTGCCCCGGCGCTGAACCGGGGCATTTTTTTGCCTGTTACTTCTTAGCCCATGGCGGCGCGGCTTTGACGCCAGCACCAGCCGCAGCGGCTGCGGGTTTCGGCGCAGGAGCAGCAGCACCAGCCAGCGCTTTAAAGCCCTTGACCTCGTTGCTGTTGCCGTACTGCTCCGAGATCCGAATGTCGAGCTTGATGGACAGATTGCCGCCGATCATCTGATCCGTATCTTTGAGCGAGGTTAGGCCGATCGCCCGCATGATCTCGCCGAGCTGTTGCCGGCCAATCTCCTCGGCCTTCGGGTTGGCGTTACGCACATTCAGGTTGCCAAACACCACGCGCCCTTCATGAGTCGGGCCGGTGATGTCATAACGGACCTTGATGTACTTGCCGTTGCCGAGCTTAGTTGGCACGATTTCTGCTCCGGTAATGATTGCGGTATACCAGCCAGCAGGCAGGGGTTCAAAGTTACGCTCCGATTGTGGAAGCGAGCCAAGGTCAAAGGTTTCGTCTAACAACATGATTATTTCCTCGTGATGGTGAAAGATGGGCGGCCAGGTTTGGCCGTGATTGCGCCCGATAATGGTTTGGTGATCGACTCCTCGGTGGCTTTCCAGATCGCCATGTTGATCTCTGGCTTCCAGCGAAAGATCGTTGACAAATGCTCGTCAAGCCCTTCCTCGGCGGCAATCAAGAGCAACTTGTCTGCGTTGACCGTTCGGTTGATGCGTCCCTCGATCTTGATGCCAAAAGGCGAACCGGGTTGCACCAAGTTCTCGGTTCCCTCGAAAGTTTCAGGGAACTGAACCTTCTTTAAGATCTGGTCTTCGCAGTCGCGGCGCATCTCAACCGCGATACGCTCGGCCTCCTTATACCCAAGCCAGCGCTCGGCGAGCGCGTCTATCGTAATGTCGTCAAAGATTGTCATGCTTGTATCTTCCTGATGATGTCGCCCAAATCAGCGTCTTCCCAAACGTCCAGCTTGCCGCTGCGGTCCTTGGCAAGCCAAAGGCCGTCGCCGTCCGTCATCAAAGCTCGGCGAGTGTTGCCCTCGGCATCCTTCTCAACCCGCAGCGCCAGTACTTCGTCAAAGAAGTAAGGCAACGACTGGCCGGTCTTGTTACCCGGCATCGAGGGGGCGTACAGCACGCGGCCCATTTCGTCTTGGGTCTTCTCGAGCTTTGCGCTCATGTAAACGTGCTTGCCAGGCAAGTCGCGAAAGCCTCGTATAATGTCAGCCATCTGCTCCTGCATAGCGCCGTACGCTTGCCGAGGGTCTTTTGTCGCCTTTTTTTCGGCGTTTAGGACCACTTCGGCGATTTCAGAGATTGAATCAAGCGCCACAGACTCAAACTCGTTGGCTTCAGCACTGCTCGTGAGCCATTTATAGGCCTCTTGCAGCTCGCCAATTGACGTTATTTCCACGAAGGGCAGGTTGGTATC